GCAGATGTTGCTCGCCTACGAGATGTCAACCTTATTGACACTTGGGAAGAACGAGTAAACAAGTATGACGAACTTCGTAAGATGCCTAATGCCATTCGTGGTATTCCTACAGGTATTCAGGGCCTTGACAGGATTACATCAGGGTTGCGCCCACAGCAGTTGATTACCTTTGTGGGTGAAGCCAAGAAGGGTAAGTCCTTGATGACCTTGATGATGGCTAATGCGGCTCACATTCACGGTAAGCGTCCACTCTTTGTATCTTTTGAAATGTCAGCAGAGGAGCAAGCAGCACGGTATGACGCAATCGTTGCCAAAGTTCCGTACAGCAACATTCTTCGTGCATCACTATCTGACCAAGAGTTTGAGCGTGTTCGTGAGACTCTGCGTATGCGTAAGAACATGCATCCATTTGTGATTACAGAAGACACAGCATCTGTAACAACTGTTAGCGCACTAACCGCAAAGGTCAAGGAGTACCAACCTGACATTTTGTTTATTGACGGTGTGTACTTGATGGATGATGAACAGGGTGAGCCAAAGGGAAGCCCACAAGCATTAACAAATATTACTCGTGCATTAAAAAGGCTTGCACAAAACCAAGACATTCCAGTCGTTGGAACTACTCAGGTTTTGTCATGGAAGTTGGGTAACAAGAAATCACGCCGTGTAACGGCTGACTCCATTGGTTACACTTCTTCTTTTGCTCAGGACTCTGACTTGGTACTAGCAGTGGAGTCAGACCCTGATATTGAAAACCAGGGAATCATTCGTGTTGTCTTGGCTCGTTCTGCACCACTAGGTGAAATCAGAATTAACTGGGATTGGAATAACATGGACTTTACAGAAGTAGGAGAAGAAGGCGATGATAAGGACGATGACAGGGACAACTGGTATTACTGATGTAGCAGATGTGCTACGCCAACTTGGTGTGGACGTTCGGCGTATCGGAGAGCAAGAGATTTCTGCTTGCTGCCCAGTGCACTACAAGCGAACAGGGAAAGCAGATGGCTCTCCTTCGTGGTCAATGAATGCCAACACAGGGCTATGGCTTTGCTATTCCTGTGGTGCCAAAGGAACTCTTTCTTCGCTTGTGTCTGAACTGACTGGCGAGAGTGACTCAATCATTGCAGTGCACACGTTCCTTGTGTCTAGTGGTTTAGATCGCATGCATACGACTCAGGCTATTGAAAAGCGTCCAGTAGTTGACTGGAAGGTGTTTAGCGCTTTTCCTGCGCCATCGGATAGGTGGATTAAGACTCGTGGAATTGATCGTGAATCCGCAAAGAAGTATGGGATTAGGTTTGTAGAGGACAAGCAGACTTGGATTCTTCCTATTGTTTCCCCAATGGGGGAGTTGGACGGATGGCAAGAAAAAGAAGCATCACGGGTGCGTAACTACCCAATTGGTGTTAAGAAGTCAGAAACACTCTTTGGTCTTGACAAGGCAGACAGTAATATTGGGATCCTTGTGGAGTCCCCATTGGATGTAGCACGTATCGCTACAGTGATGACTGGGGTAAGTGGTGTGGCTTCTTTTGGGGCGCACATCAGCAAGCAACAGATTTCATTGTTGGTTGAGCATTTTGATGGGTTAATTGTTGCCTTGGATAATGATGATGCAGGGATTAATTCTGCTAAACGCTTAAAGAAGTTACTTCCAGCCTTTAGGCATGGTGTAAACTGGTTGCACTACGCACACACGGACGCAAAAGACATCGGTGACATGACACACGAACAAATCATTACGGCAGTTACTCAAGCATCGGTATTCCCTTGGTGGCTCAATGTTTAAAGGAACTCTGTATCCTTTTCAAGAAGAAGCCACGGAACAGATGGTTGATCGTGGTCAGATGCTCTTGGCCCTTGTGATGGGTGCTGGTAAAACTATTACCACAATTGCGGCTATTGAAAGCCTTCAAGAATCAGGAGAAGTTTCCAAGACTCTTGTTGTTGTTCCATCTTCATTGAAGTATCAATGGGATCGTGAAATCAAAAGGTTTACTGATTCATCTTGCATTGTTATTGACGGTGGTGCAGCAGCAAGAAAGAAGTTGTGGAGAACTGCGATCAGTGCTCAATACGTCATTGTGAATCCAGAGTCACTTGCTAATGACCTTGCTCATTTTGAAAAACATAAGTTTGATGCGATTGTTGTAGATGAAGCCACAATGATTAAAACACCACGAGCAAAGCGTTCCCGCTTGATAAAGCGACTTGGTAAAAAGTATCATTACAGGTTTGCGCTTACAGGACAACCTATTGAAAATCGCCCAGAAGAACTGTTCTCCATTATGGAGTTTGTTGACCCAGCGATACTAGGTAAGTTTGAAGTGTTTGATAGAACTTTTATTGAACGAGATCACTTTGGTAAACCAAAAAGGTATCGGAACTTAAAGTCATTACACACAAGTATGGAAACTGTAATGATTCGCAAGACCCGTGAGGACATTGCTGACCAGTTACCTGTAGTAATCCAACAAGTAGTTCCCGTACCATTTGACCCTTTTGGCGCTTCAACCTACAGAAAACTCTCTGATGACTTGCTTAATGCTATTCAGAAAGCAATGACAGAGCATGGAAGAGGTTTTGACTTGTGGGCGCACTACTACGGAAACAATAAAGGCATGGAAGCCCAAGGTGACATTATGTCCAGGCTTACTACTCTTCGCATGTTCTGTGATAACCCCGCCTTAGTAAAGATGTCAGCAGAGATGTATTTGGATGCCAAGAATGATCAAGGTAGTAAGCATGCTTCTCAAGTTGTAACTCAAGGATTAATTCAAGATAACTTCAACACACCAAAACTTGATGCAGTAATTCAATACATTACAGATGTCTTGGAAGAAGATCCAAAGAACAAAGTAGTGTTGTTCTCATTTTTTAAAAACAACCTACGGTTACTTCAGCAAGCAACCAAGGACGTTACACGGAGTGTTTTGTTTATGGGTGGGATGGACATGCTGGATAGGGATAAGTCCAAACAGCAATTCTCCACCGACCCAAACACTCGTTTGTTTTTATCATCGGATGCTGGTGGTTATGGTGTAGACCTACCTATTGCCAACTACCTTATTTCCTATGACCTTCCGTGGAGCGCTGGGAAACTGGATCAAAGAGAAGCCAGAATCATTAGGTTGTCATCTGAGTTCCCACACGTTAACATCGTGTCATTCGTTATGAAGGGCAGTATTGAGGAAAGACAATACGAGATGCTGCAAGAAAAACGGGGAATCAATAAAGCATTTATTGATGGTGGTTATGATAATAAGGGAAGTTTCCAATTAAACCTAGGTGCTCTTTCAGAGTTCCTACGACACAACGAGGTATGACATGGCACAGATTGTAAGAGAGACACCAGCAGGGCAAGAGTACGACTCAGCAACATTGCGAAAGTTGATTGACGAATACAAAAACCACAAGGCACTTATAGAGTCCACACAAAAGCGTGTTGATGGTTTTAAGGAATCACTTACTACCTACCTCACATCTTTTGGCAAGCCTGACGAAAAGGGAAACCTTTGGATTGAACTTGGTGATGTTGAGTTAAAGCGTGAGCGCAGGATTTCCAAATCGTTTAACTCGTCTGCGGCAGAAGCATGGGCTAAACAAAATGGTCATTGGGATACTGTCAAAGAAGTAATTGAAGTTCTTAGCGAAGATAAGTTGCTGGGCCTTGCTTGGAATGATGATGCCATTCAAGAGTTGATTAAATCGTTTTACGTAGAGAAAGAAACATGGGCGCTGAAAGTTTAAACGATTACCCTGGTAAGACAGCCCCTAGAAACAGAGGCAAGAAAAAGCCAGCACGGATTGAAGATCCTTTTGCTGTCTTGCATACAGTCACGTTTACTATTAGAGGTGAGGAAGTAAGTTTTTATACTGTTGGAGAAGTTGCCAAAGCCTTAAATAGAAAACCAGGAACTATTCGTAAGTGGGAAACACTTGGGTTTATCCCAACTGCGACATTTAGAACACCACCACCCGAAGGACAACAAATTCCTGGAAAAGTTACTAAAGGTCGTAGACTTTACAGCAGAAGTCAGGTAGAGTTACTCATCTACTCAGTACAGCATTTTGGTTTGGATAATCCCCAACCCAATAAAGCGAACTGGCTAGGTTTTAAAAAGCACATCAAGGAAAACTGGATTAAGTAAAAACCCCAAACAGAAAGCAGAGAAAGCACAAATGACAACTAACAGATACGATGACTTTGAAGATGACGAACAGGAGTTTCCAACTCCTGCACCCTCAAAGGGAAAAACTCAAGTAGTGGCAAAGCCAGTAGTTGAATCAGAAGTAGAGCGCACAGAAGTTGCACAAGTTACTCGGACCATTAAACGTGGTTGGGGTGCAGCAGACCGTGTTCAAGAAGCAGCATCACCATACGCACAGCGTTTCAAGGTAACTGAGGACACACAAGTCATCAAGTTCTTGGAAGACGAGCCATATGCATCGTTCCGTACACACTGGATTGATGGTCGCCAAGGCCAAAAGTCATTTGTATGTTTGCACGATGACCCAAATGGTTGCCCATTGTGTGACTCAGGTAATCGCCCAAGCACAAAGTTTGCATTTAACATTGCACTTCTTGCTAACGGTGAAGAACCAGTAGTTAAGTCGTTTGAAGTTGGCGTTCGTTTGATTGACCAACTGAAGAACTTCCATCTTGACCCACGTCAAGGACCACTGTCCAAGAATTACTGGGCAGTATCCAAGACTGGCAAGGGAGCACAAACACAAACTATCTTGCAGATGGTTCGTGAGCGTGACCTTGAAGAGTGGAACTTGACTGCGTTTACTGAAGACACCATGAAGGTCTTGTTGAACAACGCATACGACCCAAGCATTATTCAAATTCCAACACGCTCAGAGTTGTTGGAAGTTGCTACCGAATTACTTGACGCTCGGTAGTTCGCATGCTCCATACGGTACATACCGTAGAGGAATTGCGAAACCTTGTTGAGGTAGTTACAAAAGCAGGAGAGTTTGCTTTTGACGTGGAATCCCGTGGGGTTCTTGAGAGACATGATGATCTTCATAAACTTTTTTTAAAAGAGTGTAAGGAGCACATTGCAACTCTCAAGAATCCAGGGGAATCCATTGTTGCTAGTTCCACGGAAACAATTCGTTCTAGGTACATGAAACAATTAGCCTTGGATCCACTTCGTAATGAAGTGTTTTGGATTAGCATTGCCACACTTGGTCACTCGTGGGCTATTCCTATGGGGCACAAACTTGGAGAAGTAATTGTTCCAGAGGAACGTGGTGATGGTACAACTGTCCCACCATCGGGATACCGTAAGTTCTTAGCAAGTGGTGGGGAGTCAATGGCTAAGGCTAAGTATGTAATTCCAGGTGAGTATTCTGCTCCACCTGAGCAACTGTCTCGCTCAGTGGTGTTTGAGGAACTACGCCCTTTATTTTTTAGTGACCTTGTTAAAGTTGGTCACAACGTAAAGTTTGATGCTCGCTCCATTCAAAAGTATTACGGAGAGTTACCACCAGGTCCGTACATGGATACCATGATTCTTCAGCACTTGGAAGATGAGAATTCAATATCGTTTTCCCTTACCAACTTAGTTGCTCAGAACTTTGGTGGTCATGATGCTTACGCCAAAGAAGGAAAGTTGGGTGCTGTTATTGACACTGTGCCCTTTAGTACTGCTGCAAGGTATGTGCACCTAGATGCTCGCTGGACGTGGTTGTTGTATAGCAAACTTATGGCTAAATTGCGCCTTACAGAATCCCTTGCACCTGCCCTTAAGCAAGACATGGAAGTGCTACGAGTGATTATGACTATGGAAGATGAGGGTATTACTGTCAAGACCAGTGCCCTTAAGGACTTGCGTAAAGAGTTAGAGATTAAACAACGTGACTGTCTTCTTGAAATTGTTGATATGTCCTACGCTGGCTTCAACCCTGACTCCAATAAAGATAAACAAAACTACTTGTTTAACAAAAAGCGTGAGGGTGGTTTAGGTCTAAAGCCCTATAAAACAACTCCTAAAGGCGCTCCATCTGTAGATATGGAAGCCTTAGAGAAGTTGCGAGATGCTCACCCACTCATTCCACTCTTGATTAGTTACTCTGAATTGCAGAAGTTGAAGTCAACATATGTTGATGGCTTGATCCCCAAGTTAAACAACGGTAAGTTGCACCCTTCATACAACTTGCATAGGACTGCAACTGGTCGTCTATCTTCTAATGACCCTAACTTGCAGAACATTCCACGAGACTCCAGCATTAGGAGTTTGTTTGTACCGCCTCCTGGGTACACGATGTTGGTGGCTGACTATGATCAGATTGAACTCCGAGTTATGGCTATGTTTAGCCAAGACCCACAACTTCTTCGCATCTTTAGAAATAATGAAGACATTCACGCTGCAACAGCAGCAGCAGTGTTTAAGAAAGATTTGTCAGAAGTAACCTCAGAAGAACGACAGATTGGTAAGGGAGTGAACTTTCTTACTGCCTACGGTGGTGGTTCTGGAAAACTTGCTAGAACTACTGGTATTGCTGATGAGCATGCTGAGGAGATTCTTAACTCCTATTATAAGAGTTTCTCTGGGTTGACCAAGTGGAAACAGGTTGCTATTGCTGTGGCTACAAAATCAGGTTATGTATCTACATTGAGTGGTAGGCGTAGAAGACTTCCTGGTTTGACACTTAGTAGGCAGTTTGAGGTGTCTCGTGCACAAAGGCAAGCCATCAATGCAATCATTCAAGGAAGTGCCGCAGACATCTGCAAGCAAGCCATGATTGACGTAGATACTGCATTTAGAGGTACAGATACTAAAATGCTCGTACAAGTGCATGACGAACTTATTGTAATTACCCCTAAAGATCAAGAAGAAACTGCAATGAATACTCTGATTTCGGCAATGGGTCACGACAGGAGTATTATGGGGGTGACACTAAAAGTGTCTTGCCATGCGGCAACTAGTTGGGCGGAGGCAAAAGGAAAATGAATACAGTTGCAGAGAAGCGAAACTTTTGTTTAATGCTGTCATTACCATCGGGTCAAGAGTTGGCTCAACACATGGGATTGACACCTCCATCCATTGAAGTACAGGCTATGGAAACTGATCTAATTAACTCACAATGGGACATGCTTCATGAGTTTGGTGTGTATGATGAGATAGAAGAAGCGGTAGATTGGTTTACCGAAGTGTTAGAAGTAACTATGGATGCTGAAGAAAAGCCCACATCTAAGATGATTGATGGTTCTAAGACTGTCCTGTTGTCCTACGGTATGGCATTAGTTCAAAAGTTATTAGAGAGTAATGTTATTGCTTTAATTGCGGAGGGAGAATATAACTATGAGTAGTTGGTGGGATAACAAGTTAAACAACAAGGCAACAGTGAGTAGACCATCTGCTCCTGTTACAACCAATCATATTTTGCCAGCGCTACAACAACAGGCTCGTGCAGTAGTTCAAGCATCAGAGCAAGCAAGACCTGTTCCTGATGCTGACGGAAAGATTGATATGGGTACTGCACTGCGCTCATGGAAGGGTGGAGAAGCACAACGCTTGGATGGGGATTTAACTTGTCCAAGATGTGGAGGAAAGAACGTATTTAGTCGTGCAAATGCATCAGCAGGTGGTAAAGTACCTGCACCGAGATGCTTTGAATGCGGCTGGAATGGCGTGTATGAACAAGCGGATCAGGTATCGTGGACAGTCTAACTAGGAGCATCACATGGACAAAAATTGGGACAGCCTTTCTTCAATCGTTAACGCTGTAAACAAACAACATGGTTTAGGTACAATCGTCAAAGGAAGTGATACCAGAGGCAAACTTGGTCGTATCACTACAGGTGTCTTGTCGTATGACTTGATGCTGGGCGGGGGATGGCCTGTAAACCAGTGGTCTGAAATCATTGGTGATGAATCATCAGGGAAAACTGCTCTTGCATTTAAGACCATTGCAGAGAATCAAAAGTTAAATCCTGACTTTATTGCTGTGTGGGTTGCTGCTGAGGAGTTTGTCCCTGAGTACGCAGAGTCCATTGGTGTTGACTTGGATCGTTTGTATGTTGTTGAAACAAACATCATGGAGCATGCTTACAACTTAGTTATCAACTTGATGGCACAACGAGCAGCAGACATGATTGTTATTGACTCCTTGCCAGCGCTTGTTCCTGGGGATGAGTCGGAGAAGACAATGGACGAATACACCGTAGGTTTAGGTGCTCGCCTTACATCTAAGTTCTTCCGTAAGTCCTCTGAGGCACAGAAGCGGTCTTTGATTGAGGATGAACGAACCTGCACAGGGTTGATGATTAACCAGTGGAGACAAAAGATTGGTGTGATGTGGGGAGACAATCGCACAACACCAGGTGGTTTAGCCAAGAACTTTGCATACTTTTGCCGTGTTGAGGTACGCCGAGATGAATGGTTAAAGGATAAAGACGAAGTAGTTGGGCAGACAATCAAGGCTCGTACACTTAAGAATAAGACATACCGCCCAAACCAATCAGCAGTGATTGATTTCTATTTTGCTCAGACACAAGGATTTGACATAGGAGACTTTGATGTACTTAAAGACACGATCAATATTGGTATCGCTATTGAGGTTATTACTCGTGCTGGGGCTTACTACTCGTTTGGTGAAGGTCGTTGGCAAGGTAAAGAAAAGATGCTTGAAGCGTTCCGACAAGATGTGGGAATGAAGGATCAATTAGTTGCTGCTGTTGAGAAGCATTATGGTGTGGCACGGTGACACCAATTGGTCAAGACCCTGATCGCCATAAGAAAATTCTAAAGAAGTCTGTAAGGCAAGAGAAACGCACAGCAAAAACATACAACGGTTCTCGCAACGCTCGGTCAGGTGCTGGGTGGCTTAGGAAGAATGATGTAAGAAGTCATGACTTTCTTATTGAAAATAAGTTGACAGAGAACATGAAGACGATTACACTCAAGGAAGTGGACTTGCGAGAACTACGGCTAAGGGCCATTGCTGAAGAACGGGTTCCAGTGTTGCAGTTTGATCTTGCTGGTAAAAACTATGTAGTGCTTATTGAAGATGACTTTTTGGAGATGATCAATGACACCAATGCAATATAAAGAGGCGGAGCGCCTTGCTAATAATTACCACAAGAATAGATTAATTGATTTAAAACGTGCTCGGTTTCATTATCATGAAGCCATGAAAGAATTATTAACTGGTAAGCGCTCTGCGTTCGCCAAACAACCAAGTGACAGAACAAAAAGTACAAAGATAGCAAAAAGTATGCAAGTACTACAACGTGCGGGTTTCTTCCACGATGAGTGAGCGTAATGACTATCTAAAGTTGTTGACTATGAATGGTCGTGTTTTGCCCACAGTTGCTATACAGATCCTTAAAGATAGAGATGATCGTGAGAGCACTAGAGACACTGCCCACATTCACCCAAGTGATCTAGCCAAGCGTGATTGGTGTCCTCGTGCCAACTGGTACACCATTAGAGAACAACCTAAAGACCCTGAAACCTTTTCGTTTCAACGCCTTAACATATTTGCTGAAGGACACTACATTCATGCTAAATGGCAAGATTGGTTAAACCATGCTGGAGTTTTAGAAGGTTGGTGGCAGTGTTCTAACACGATATGTAATCACAAATGGGAAGCAATTAGCCCTAAATCTTGCCCAAGTTGTGGTATCCCTTATCCGCTATATCGGGAAGTGCCACTAAGCAATGAAGAGCACATGATTCTTGGGCATGCTGATGGCATTATCAATGATGCTAATGGTCGTGCGCTGATTGAGATTAAGTCAGTTGGTTTAGGAACAGTTAGGTTTGAAGCACCAGACTTGTTTAACTCATACCAAAAAGGAGACATTACCCTAGATGGGTTGTGGAAGAAGATTCGCCAACCATTTCCTAGCCATATCAAACAAGGGTTGCTATACATGTACTGCACAGGTATTCATGAGATGGTGTACCTGTACGAATGGAAGCCTACGCAAGAAGTTAAAGAGTTTGTTGTAGGATTTACTCCCGAACTAGTTCAACCGATGCTTGACAATTGCAAGCGTTTGATGACAGCATTACAAAAAGATATACCGCCAATGAGACCAATGTGGGCAGAGTCCTCATCCTCAACTGGTTGCAAGTTCTGTTCATACAAAAAGACATGTTGGAGGAGTGAAGATGACAATGATGACCCAAACACCAGAGATGGATTTGTTCCTACAAAACTTTCCGTTACCAAAAAAACCAAGCGGTCTGCTACCTGAGTTACCTAGAAACATTGGGGACATTGGTGACTTTGATTTAATGGAGTTGTATACAGACTTCATGGCATGGTTAGTATTCGCCAAAGCACAATTGGTACAGGCTGAGATTACAGAAGAACGTGAGCGTAACATTTTGGAATATCTACAATCCAGCGTATTGATTGAGCAGTGGGGTGACAAAGCCAAAGGTGATTTGGTGACTGTGGCTAAGGCCAAGCGTGATGTTGACCCAAAGATTGTTGATCAGATTGAGATTCACATGCAGAAACGTGCCTACCGTAAGTTGGTAGATACAGTGTTTGATCGCTGTGAGCGTGGTGCTCAGGTTGTTTCTCGTGAGTTGTCACGCCGTATTGGGATGTCAGGCAAAGAAGTTCGTCAACATAGGTTTACGCCATGACCATCTCACTTCTTCAACATCAAGATATTGGGCACATCCCTGCAACACCCTTGGTTCCCGTGTTATCTGCTGAGGTAGCCCCTACAACGCATAAATTACTTTTTGGTATTGCACGTTCTCTTGGTCAACCCGTTGGATATTTGCAAGAACAACAAGGAAGTATCGTTCAGAACATTTTGCCAAACCCAAAGACAGAGTATTCACAAATATCTACATCGTCTAAAGTCAACTTAGACTTACACACTGAGTCATGCTTTCACCCTTATTTACCCGACTATGTTTTGTTGTTGTGCCTACGAGGAGACCCTGCTGCTGCAACCACTTACGCCGACCTTGAAGACATCCTTCCTGATTTAAGCGACAAGTGCATACATGTACTTAAGCAACCTTGGTTTCGTACTTCTGTTGATGAAAGTTTTAGAACTAACGGAGAACCTGATCAGCCAAGAGACCTTGCTGTCCTATACGCACTTGGGGATGGGACTTACCAACTGAAGTATGACAAAGCCGTTATGGTAGGCCTTGGGCAAGATGCTGTGGTGGCTTTGGAAGAGTTAAACAAAGCCATTGAGAAGCACACCAAAGAAGTTATTCTTCAAACAGGTGATCTTCTCATCATTGATAACGCTACAACCGTGCATGGTCGTAAGCCTTTCCAAGCCCGCTATGATGGCACAGACCGTTGGCTACAGCGTGTGCTTGTGCGTAAAAATATGAGGGATGTTCCCCATAAGCATTGCACAACATCAGGGTACTTAATTATTACTGAGTACAAGGAGTAAGGATGCGTCCGCTACTAGAAAGACTTCGTTCAGATTTCCCTAAGAAAGCAGACTGTGTAGAGGCTGCTAACGAACTTGAAAGACTTATGCAGTTACTTAAAGATGCCAAAGTGTCTATTAAGAAAAAAGATGATAAACAAAAAGTAACACTTATGGAAGGTAATAAGTATTACACAATCCTTAGTGCTTTTGCCGAACATGCGGATATGACCACAGATGAAATGGGAGAGTACACGGGGTTAGATCAAACCACACACGGTTGGTGGGTGCTTGTATCACACCTCAAAGATGAAGGATACCTTACTGATCTTTTTAAAAAACGATTAAGCCGTGCTGGTGGTTCACAAAGTGTTTACAAGATTAGTTTTAAAGGTAAGGATGCATTAGAGGAATTAGGCTATGGGAAATAAACATAAAGCCAAAGGTACTTCTTTTGAGACACTTTTAGTCAACTATCTCAAGGAGCAAGGGTTCCCTCACGCACGAAGAACTGCCCTTGCTGGAGAGAATGATGCTGGAGATATTCATGGGGTAGTCCAACGCATTACTTTGGCAGAAGTGGCTATTCAAGCCAAGAACCAAAAGGCTTTTAAACTGAGTGAGTGGCTCAATGACACAGTAAAGCAAGCCAGTAAACTTCATATGGGCGTACCTTTGCTTGTTGTAAAGCGCCCAGGCAAAGGAGCAGCAGCCGTTGGTGACTCTTATGCTGTAATGCGCTTAGAGGATATGCTCTTACTGTTGAAAGAAGCCCATTTCAAGTAGCATGGTATTATAGGGACATAGGTATACCAAACAACAAGGAGTCAATATGTCCCAGGAACTGAATGCTAAAGTTGAAGACGTTCTAAAAGTATCAGGATCAAGCAACCCTCAAAGTGTGGGTTCTATCCTCGCTAGATCGGTAGTTGCAGGTCACTTGCCTAAGATTCGTGCCATCGGCGCAAGTGCTGTAAACCAAGGCGCTAAAGCATGCGCTATTGCTCGTGGTTTTGTCGCCCCTCGTGGTATAGACCTTTGTTTTATTGTGGGATTTGATGATATTATAGGTGAGAACGGAGAGAGCATTTCCGCTATTTCCTTTAAACCAGTTGTGAGGTAGACAGTGGGACGCATCCGTAAACACGCAACCATTATAGACATTACTCCGTACCTTGGTCGTAGTAAGTTCGCTTCTCGTGATGCTGCATATAAGGCTCATCCCGCAGGTGGCGCTCATTCAGATCGTCCATTTGATTGGGAACAAGATGCACCAGAACTTGCCCCAACAGAAGCCGACCCAACACCTCCACATGGCATTATGCGCCCATCTCGCCCCACAGGTAGAGGTAAAATTGTTGTAAACGTGCAACACGATATTGGTGCTAACGGCGCAAGTACTATTGAAGATACTCTTCGCAACGGGTACTAAAAGCAGTATGTCAACAGACCATAGAGGGAATATACTTCCAGACCCATTTGCAAACACCCCTGCACACAAACCGTATTACGACAAACAATCTACATTCTTTGAAGACCGCAAGGCCAAAGAACTTAAGAGTAATGCTGCTATGTCAAAGAAAAAAGAAGTTGCTGCAAAGAAAACAGAAAAAGAAATGTATAAGTACAAGCAAAAGCAACAATTGGCAAATTGGGGTAAAGAAGAGTCTGAGTATGACGATCAAGGCAATATTCTTGGTCCAATGAGTTTACGTGGGATCAAAGGCAATGCATACTAGAGAAATGAATACTGATTACGTATGCCACTAACTCACCGATTAGACGAGATTGACGGTCCTTACCTCAATACTAAAGAGTGGAAAAAAGGTGGTGCTCGCACGTCTACAGGTGGTGGTGGGAAACAACCGCCAAAGAAACCACCAACCAAAACAGGTGGTCTTCCAGATAAACCATTTGACTGGAATAGTGATGCTGAACCAATAGATCCAATGGATCCAAATAACAAGATGAGGTGGAAGTAATGGTCGTTATAAAGAAGAAAGTAAAGAAAGAAAAAGTTGTTAAGAAGGAAAAGCCACGCCCTATCACCGCAGTGGCTGGTTCTGCTGGTGGGTTTGTTACTACTGCTAATCAGGGTATGGCTGGAAACGTCTAGTGGCTGGCTCTTCACAAACCTCCTTTAATAACTGGAGTTCGCCTTCAGAGCCACCTGGCGCTGGATCACAGCC